GCCATGCCGCCAGCCATTGCCGCCGACGCCTTGCCAATGCTCTCGATGATTGACCCAACGCCACGCCCGACACCCGCCGCAGCCGTTCCACTGGCCGAGACAATCCCACTGAAGGATCTTGCAACATTCGCCGTGGCACTGCCCACAGCAGTCGCCAGTTGTGCCGCAGCAGATCCCGCCGCCTGTAGTGGCAGCGTGAATCCAGCAGTGTTTGCGGTCAGATTCGCGACTAGATCACCGACTATCGCCACCGGTCACCCTCAATTGCTTGATGCCCTTGACCACCTGATCCGGGGAAAGTTCCTTCGGCTTCGGCGTGTCGATCGGTCGGTATGCCTGAATCACCTTGGCCATGTCGGGGGCTTTGCCGGTGAGACTCGCGACAGCGAGAGTCGAGGAAACCGCCGCCCGGAAATCGTCGGCACGTTTTCCCCAACCCTCGATCTGTGCGAATGCCTGCAACACTGTCACCTGCCGGGGAGTGAGTTCGTCCAGAAGTTCTTCCCACCTTGCCAACCGATGATCCTGTGCCGCAAGTCGCATGACGAACAGCACCAGATCATCGGCAGCTAGTTTTTTGCGGCTTTCTCCACGTTGCCGCCCGACGAGACTTTCTGAATCGCCTCCCCAATCTGCCGCAGCACATCAACAGGGATGTCGTCGATCTCGGAATCCCCGTCCGCAAACAGAGGATTCCCCGCCTCATCAACGACCGCAGTCCGCACCAGGTAGCGAAGACTCCCACTGTCATCAGACTTTGCGAGTTCGTCGAAGTGCAGACCCTCCCGCAGCGTGAGACTTCGCACGAACACCGGTTCGCCGTTGATCTCGACCGCTTTGGGAACTCGCTTCAGAAGTGCTTTCCTGCTCACTCGTCTTCATCCTCGTCTTCGTCTTGCGGCATCTGGTCCCAGTTCGGGCCGGGGATGTTGGTGCCGTCGGGGTTGTATCCAATGATGATGCCCGCATCGTACAGCGCGAAATCTTCCGGGCTGATCCCGGCTTTCAATCGCTTAGCTGCCTGCTGTGCTTCGGCATATTCTTGGGCATTCATTTCTGCGCGTTGGCGGCATTCCTCGTCCGCTGGCTCCGCCAAGAACCGTTGGACAAGCTCGTACGAATCCGGAAAGTCGAGTATGGCTCCCACTTTCCAGAATGTCGCCGGATTCATTCCGCTATTCCGCCACACTAGCCGCGTCACTGTCTGGGCTTTGTGCTCCTCCGACAGAACGGCAGACGGGCTGACTTCCAGATCCTCAACAATGACACGGGCTTTCATTAGGTGGGCCACCCCGGATCGCCAGTCACGGTGTAGGTAACGCTGGCCTTGAGGCCGTCATCCATCGCGACGGTAGCGCCAAACTCAACACCAGCCGACGTGAAACTCTGGTTGGTTGCTCCAGTGTCGGCGTAAATGATTTTCATTGCGTTCGTTGCAGGAGACGCAATCAAATCAGTGATTGCCTGATGCCCAACCAAAGCCGGATCAAAGAACAATTCCATCGACACCTGCCCGGGGTTTGAATACCCCGTTGGAGCGAAGGTCTTGTAGACGCCGCCGTCGAGGGTCGTGGACTCGAAGGTCTCCGACCCGCTGCCGCTGTGCTCGATGCTGAGGATCTGCGCGATGTCCACGAGACTCGCGGAAACCGTGTGCTGAAGTTTCGTGCCTTTGCACTTCACAATCGCCATTGTTCACACCTCCTAAGTGTGTTGAATCGAGAACTGAAGACTCCGCACGTAGTGCCGTTGGTCCCGCCCGTCGCCGGTCAAGATCGTGTCATCCCGTGCATTTTCCCAGAGAACCGCGTTAATCGTGTCGCTTGCTCCCGCTGCCCCCACGTAGTCGCGGAGAAACGTCTCCACGGCACCGGCCAGCGTGATTGAGGCAGGCCGGTTGCTCGCGTAACAGTCGATGTCCACTTCGGTCTTCCGCAGTGTCCCGCCTGTTCCGTCGAGTCGCTTGTATGGATCGTGACCGGTCTGCGTGATGATCACGTAAGGGGGCTTCACGCCCTCCGCCGCGTTGTCGAGGAACACCGCATCAAACGACACGCCGCCGACAGTCTGGGCGGGGGCCAACGCCGTGATTGATGCTTGAGCGAGTAGCAGTGTGCGGAGTCCAATTTCAATTGCCACTTGGCACCACCTTTGCCAACTTGGCTCGGATCTCATCGCGGATCAGTGCCGATGCTTTTGATTGCCCTGCCGCGAAACCTTGCTTCACAACTCTGCCAAGAATTGCAGGCATCTCACCCGTGGGCCAGTTCGTCACCTCGACAAGTTTCCCACCCCGGTACATCATTGTCCGGCCAACCCGCCGAGACTTTGTGCCCAACACCATCCAGTGGATGTTGGACCCGCTGATCCCTACGCCTTTCTGTTTTCCCTTGCCCCTCTTGGCTTTCTTTTTGGCTGTGCTCCCCACACCAGCCCCGGCCTTGGCAGCGAATTCCCCAGACTTCACCCGCTGCATCCGCGAACCAAACAGTACCTTGCTTCCTTTGTAAGGCACTGGGACCGCGTTCTTCATCTCTTTAGCCAGCAGCCGGGCCGCCTTGGTAATTGCGGTCTTCATTGCACCGCGAGCCACAGAATCACGAACGCTGTTTAACGTCTTTAGCAGTTGCTTATCGCCGGTCAGCTTGAAGGTAGTCGCCTTCAGACCAACCAGAGTTTTGACAGCATTAGCTTTGCGTCCTGCGATCTTCTGCGCTCGTGTCGGCTCAGCCATCCTGCGCCACCTCCACAGCAGGGAACCGCACCATCTCGCTACCCTCGTCCACATCGAGAGGAGGGCCAGAGATGTTGAACAGCCTATCCCCCATCCGTAACCGCTGCTTGACGGTAAACGCTTTGCTCTGCGGATCGGCTCGCATTGTGATCTGATGCGTGATGTCTGCCGCGACTTCCACACCGCGAAAGAATTCACGGCTTCCGCGCGTGACCATCTGGCACCACCGAACAGCGAACGTCACCCAGTTCCCCGCCGTGGTCTCGTCGATCTGGCCAGCACTGTTGACGCTCGCCGACAGTCGCTGCACCTCAACACGCTGTGAAAGGTGTCCCGCCCTCATGCGTAGTTCCCCCACTTCAGGCGATCAGTGAGGGCCGTGTAAGACAACTCGATTTCCTTCGAGATTGTGCCAGTCAACACGGATTCCCGGTTTTCAACCCAATGACTGGCCAGCAACAGAATCGCTTGCTTCGCGTCTTCTGGCACAGCGCTGGCCGCACCGTATCCAGCCACCATCGTCACCAGGACAGCCCCAAACCGGTCGTAGGTCGTTGGCCACGTCTGCCCAAATGCGGGCCGAATGATGACCGGCTCGGCGTACAAGTCCGCTTCATACGTGCTGGCCGCCAGTGTCTGTAGTGTGTTGTTGCCGTCGTAGTACGTGATCCCGCTTATCGATTGAATCGGCAGGATGTCCGGCACGAGGTAGGACGGCAGATAGTCCAGCGAGAGAATGACGGTCTGCGTACACAGTTTCCGCCGCGTGTCTTTCTCGACCATCAGCCGGGCCGTCGTGATCAGGCTGGCAAGACGTGCGTCTTCGTGGCCGTGATCGATCCTCGCGTGCTCCTTCAGCTCCGCCACGCTGACCGGCTCAACCGTCGGAGACACGCTCACGCGCAACGAGGAGCGCACCCCCCGCATTGACTCCAACGGCTTCGCACGGTCCCACGGCATGGCTTATCGCCCTCTGTTCTGGCGACGTGCTGCCCGCTCGTACTGCGGGACCGCTGTCGCCTGTTCGATCTCTTCCGGGGCGGGCTTGGCAATCTTCCGCCTGACGAGGAGGTTTCCCACCCCATCAGGCGGATCGATTGTCTTGCCCGCTCGGAATCCCTTCCAAGTCTGCAGGAGAACCAACCGCATTAGGCAGGCACCCGCAGAATGTTCCCGAAGTTCCGTTCGGTCGCAGTGACCGGGGTGTCCTTCGCCCGCGACAGCAACGCGAACGCCGTCGCATAGGTTCCGGCAGTTCCGTCGCCACAAGTCGCCACGAGGTCGAGATACCGCTTGCGTCCCCGCAAGTCGATCTCGAACTTAAAGCACTTGTTGTCGTCGGTTGCCGTCGGGAGGGCTGAGGTAGTTCCCGCGATCCCGGCGGACGTGCCGTACACCAGACCGGTCACATCGGCGAAACCGCTGCCGCTGGTGTCGGACTCCTGCATCTTGAGCGCCGTCATAGCGATATCGGTCGCGCCGAGGTAAACGTAGACCTCGCAGTAGTCGTACCCGGCGGTATCGATTTCCGAAGTGGTCAGACTGGCATTGTCGACGAT